GGCCAATGATAATTCTAAAACTATTCAAGATCCAACAAGGATCACATCTATTCCAAATAATACTCTTGTATTTGATAAGAGTAAAAACATCTCGGAATAATTAATTAAATTTGCTACATGGCTACACATTCGGACATATTAAAAAAGAAGTTGCTGGAGGCTCTGGAGAAATCCCTGGGAGTTGTTACAACAGCATGCAAACAAGCTGGATGTGCTCGTTCAACATTCTACGATTATATGGCTAAGGATCCAGAGTTTAAGAAGTCAGTTGATGATATATCAGAGATAGCCCTGGACTTTGCAGAGAGCAAACTGCATGAGCAAATATCAGAGGGTAATACAACAGCAACAATCTTTTATCTTAAAACAAAAGGTAAATCCAGAAACTATATTGAAAGGCAAGAGATAAGCCATGAGGCTAAATTAGAATCTAAATTAATTGAATGGGTACCAGCGAAACCTCAGCCAAAAGAGTAGGCCAACAGCAATGCAATAAACAATTCTACGAAACCCTCAACAGCTCCAAGAGATTTATCGTTCATAGAGGAGGATCAAGATCTGGGAAATCAGTTGCAATCTGCCAGTATATAGCTTATCAATTGTTAACCAATAAAGCTCCCCAGGTAATAACCATCATAAGAAAAACATTGCCAACATTAAAGGGATCCATCTTTAGAGATATGATTAAGATCCTAGAAGATACTGAGATCTACTATCATGGGATCCATAACAAATCAGAAAATACTTTTAGATATAAGAATCATCTCCTGGAGTTTAGAGGCCTGGATGATCCTCAGAAATTAAGAGGGGCATTTAGAACTATATGTTATTGCAATGAGGTTAATGAATTATCCAAAGAGGATTTCATGCAGTTAAATATGAGAACAAAAGATAAATTCATTTGCGACTATAACCCATCAGATCCTAACAGCTGGATATATGAGGATCTAGAATCCAGGGAGGATGCTGATGTATTTGTATCAACATATCTGGATAATGCATTCCTGGATCCGTTGATCAAGGAGGAGATCGAGAGATTACAGAAAACGAATCCTAACTATTGGCAGATATATGGACTAGGACAGAGAGCAACCTATACTGATCGGCAGATATTCACCAACTGGAATATTATAGATCATGATGAATTTCCAGAGTTTGATGAAACTTACCTGGGGTTAGATTTTGGATATACTAATGATCCAACAGCTATTGTAGAGGTAGCTAAACAGGGTAATAAGATATATGTACATGAGCTATTGTATCAAACCAAATTCACTAATCAAATGATAATAGATTATATCAAGAGGTTAAGAAAAGATCAATGCCTAATATATGCAGAATCAGCTGAGCCTAAGAGTATTGATTATCTTGGAACTGAGCTCTGGATCAAACCAGCAACAAAGGGAGCTGGATCTATAATGGCTGGGATCAGCTTGTTAAAGGATCATGAGATCATAGTAAGTAAACAATCAAAGAATCTGATCCATGAATATTATAATTATTGGTGGGATAAAACAAAGAATGGGCAGATCACAAATACCCCAAGAGATAAACATAATCATGCAATGGATGCTCTGAGATACATGGTGTTTTCTAGGTGGAAAAAAGGTGATAATTTCTTTGTAATATAGTCAACTTTAATTTTTGTAAATTTGTAAATATTTTCATATAAAATTTAACAATGGCATCATTTATAGATAGATTGAAATACTTAATTACTAATAAGAATGATCAATCAACCAACATAGATTATAATAAAGCAATATACAATTATCTAGGTAACAGCATCATTTGGAATGCAGAAAATGATCAAACATATATTGATAATGGATATAGGCAGAATGCAACAATCTATTCCCTGGTTAATATTATTATCAATGCCTGTTCAACAATACCCTTTCAAATCTATGAAGTTAAATCAGAATCTGATTTCAAAAGATATAAATCATTAACCTCAGCATTATCTCCAGAGGCCATGCTTAAAGCTCAAATCATGAGAAAGCACACAATGGTTGAGCTAGAGCATACAAACATTCATGAATTATTAGAGAGGCCCAACCCAATGCAATCATATGGATCATTCATCCAGGAGTTAATTGCTTTTGGAAAATTAACAGGTAACAGGTATATCTATGGGATTGCCCCAGAAACTGGAGCAAAATTATATAAGGAGCTTTATGTATTGCCATCTCAATTAGTAGAAATTAGATCTGGGGGCATCATGCAACCTGTAAAAGAATATAGCTTACAATACAATGGATCTCACAAAATTCCAGCTGAAGTTGTTTGCCATATAAAAGATTTCAACCCAAATTACAATGTTAATGGATCGCATTTATATGGTCAATCTCCATTAAAGGCTGGGCTAAGATCTCTGCAAACAAACAATGAAGCAACAGAAACTGGAGTTAAATACTTACAGAATCAAACAGCCAGGGGAGTTTTAATGAGTGATGAGGGGGATATAAATGAGATGCAAGCTCAACAATTAAAGCAAAAATTTAAACAACAATATAGAGGATCAAACAATGCTGGAGATATAATTATAACTCCTAAGAAATTATCCTGGGTTAACTTTGGATTGAATGCATCAGATCTGAGCTTGATCGAGCAATACAATGCATCAATAAAAGATCTATGCAATATCTATAATGTTCCATCTGTATTATTAAACAATACAGAATCCTCAACATATAACAATGTAAAAGAGGCAAAGAAATCCTTATATCAGAATGCTGTATTGCCAGAGATGTTAAAGATCAGAGATGAATTAAATAGATGGTTGATGCCTCAATTCGGAGAAAAGCTAAAGCTGGATTTTGATTTTACAGCTATTCCAGAACTCCAGGAAGAAACTGAAAAGATAGTTAATCAGATGAGCTCTGCCTGGTGGTTAACTCCAAATGAAAAAAGAATTGCAACTGGATATGGAGTTGATGAGGAAAATGGAATGATGAACACATATTATGTTCCATCTAACTTATTACCGATAGAATCATCTGAGATTGAAGTTGATGAAGAACTAGAATCTGTTGAGCTTGATGAGCTTAAACAAATAAAAAAATCATTAAAAGTAGTTACAAAGGATCCAATTGGAGCCTTTCATGATGCATATACAACCCAGGAGGAGGCAGAGGAGAGAGCCAGAGAGATGGGATGGGATGGTCAAGGAGTTGGATTTCATACCCATACATATGATGGCAATGAGATATTTATGCCATTTGCAACTCATGATGAATATGATGAAGCCATGGAGGAGATGGATAAATATTATGAGGATGATGAAGAAAAAAAAGAGCTTACAGCCAGGTTAGAAAAAGCTCTAAAAAAAAAGGCTGATGATCATAATGAAAAAGTAAATAACGCTGAAAGTAAAAGAACAAATGTTAGAACATTGTATGCAGTATATAAGAGAGGGATTGGAGCTTATCGAACAAACCCATCATCAGTTAGGCCATCGGTATCATCTCCTGAGCAATGGGCAATGGCTAGAGTTAACTCATTCCTATATGTATTAAGAAACGGAAGATTCAGATCTGGTAAACATGATACAGATCTTTTGCCAGCTGGCCATCCATTATCATCCAAAGAAAAATACAGAAAAAAAGATGAGGAGGATCCATATAAAATGAGATTTGATGGCTATCCTCAATCAGCTAGTAACAATGCAAAGAGGATGCTGGAGCTTAGAGAAAAGCATGGAGATAAGGTTAAGGGTGGAACAGCAACAGGCTGGAATAGAGCCAAACAATTAGCATCCAGGGAGGATCTTACTTTCAGAGATGTTTTAGATATTTATTCCTTTTTAATGAGGCATAAGGGCAATGAGAAAATAGATCCAAGATACCAGGATGAGCCTTATAGAGATTCTGGATGGGTGAGCTATAATCTCTGGGGTGGAAAATCCATGATCCCATATGTTACAAGAATAAGGAATAAATACAAAGATGATTAAGAGCCAAATATTTTCCAGGGATTACGATAAAAGATATAGGATTGTAGAGAGAGCTATGATTAGCAAATCTGCTAAATCATTGCAGAAAAAATATAATTCAACCATCCCCATATTTCTTAAAACAAATAGAACTCAATATGCAGAATTATTTACCAAATATTATTGGCAGGAGTTTTATAAGGATCTATATGTTAGGGTTGGATTATCTTTTGCTAATTGGTATGCTAAACATTTTGACAAATGGGTTGAAACCAAAAACTATGATGTATCAGATTATCAAACAATATGGCAATCTGTTTTTGCCAATGTATCGGCTCAAATCTCAGCAAAGAGGATTGTTGGATTATCCAGAACTCAAAGAAATAATTTAAATAGAATCTATTCCCAAAAAATGAGAGATCCTAAGTTTATGGCCTTAGGGGTGCCTCAACAAACCAGGATATTGAGGAATGAGATGGCTTATTTATCAAGAGTTCAAGCAACCAGGATTGTAAGAACAGAAACAACAACAGCATCCAATATAGCCATGAGAGAATCAGCAACAACAATATTCCCAAAAGAATCTCTCATGAAAGAATGGCAATCATCTTTTTTGCCAACATCCAGGGATGGGCACATGGAATTAGATGGAGAACAAATTGCTGAGCATGAGCAGTTCCTAGTGGTTGCTGATGATGGTAAATCAGATTTAATGAGTTTTCCTGGGGATCCATCTGGATCTGCTGGTAATGTTGTTAATTGTACATGCAAAGTTTTCTATCTGCCTAAAACTTATAATGAGAGAGTTGCTGGAGGAGATTTAACTAATGTTGGATTTGGACTTGTAAGCAACACACCTGGAGGCCCTGGATCATTAGTTTCAACTGGCGTTAATATAATCAATCCAATTGCTGGAGGAACTGGAACTGGAGCTGGCGTTGCTGTCAATACAGCCTCTGGATCTGGATCTAGCATAACCCCTCCAAAAGAGATTGAGGATATGATGAATAGAATTAGAGCAACTCAACAATCAGCCCAGGCTGGGGATCCTTTTGCTAAAATGAATGCATCAATGAAAAAATATGTTTTAGAATTAAAGAAATTTGGAGCTGATCTAGATGATTATATTTCATTAATAAATCAATCATCTAAATTAGATAAGTTAAGTGTTGTTATAACTAAAGCTAGAAAAAATATTGATCAATATTATTCCAGGACATTTAAAAAAATGCAATTATCTAGAGCATTTGGGAGGACATCCCAGGTGAGAACTTTCATTCATGAGTTCGGCCATGCAATAGATGATTATTTTAATATTGGAGGCCAGAAGTTTGGAAATTATGGCCAGTATAAAATAAATAACCCTATCTGGCAAAGATTAGCAGATAAGTATAAGAAAATGGATCAAGCCAAGAAATTAAAAATATATGAGGATATTTTATTTAAATATCGGCAATCTCATGATGAGCTATATGGTGAATTTCAAAAATTATATAGAGAAACCAAGGATCTGGCTAAGGTAGAATTATTTATTAAAGAGAGAATGATTGCAATTTATGGAGATGATGTATATAAGAATGCTGAAAGGACATTGAGAAAATATGGAGAAAAAAAGATTAACCCTCAAAAAATTAGAAACGAGATCAACCGACAACAGCAATTTATAATTGATACATTGGATGGCTTATTTGGGATCTCTAAAATAGATCCAAGATTAGGAGGGGTTGGCCATGCTGTTAATTATATGAACAAGAAAGGATTTGCTGAGGTTGTTGCTGAGGCATTCCAATATAAATATTTTGGCAATTATCAATTCCAGAAATTTGCCCCAAATATATTTGATGATCTCATTGGAGTTGTTGATGAATGGCTTGCATCATTGCCTAAGCAATTAGCAAATGCATTAAACTATCTAATTAAAAAAATTAAAAATGTTACTAAGTAAAAAAGAATATGAGGATTTTTTGGAATATCAAAAGATCCAAAAAGAATATTTCCAAAAATACCCAAATGCAATAAAACCAGCATTGATTTCTCAATTAGCTGGCATCAACATTCATGAGGCTCACATGATGATCCTGGATGCATATAATAAAGATAAATTTATTACAGCTGAAAATGGAGATGATGATCTAGATGATGGATTAAAAATAATTGTAAAAAATGGCTAAAAAAACAAAATGGAATTTCTCGACATATGAGAAACCAAAAAGAAAAAAACGAAAGGGGATTCATTCAAAAAATTTGAGTAGATCTAAGGGCTCAAAACAATACAAAAAGCCATATAATTCCCAGGGGAAAAATAGATAATTTATTTTGATTAAATTTGTATAAAATTTAAAACTATGAGTGATATAATATTTAAGAGATCTCCTTTAGGAGAAATTAAGGATTTGGAGGATAAATCCATGATCATTAGTGGCTATGGATCATATTTTGATAATATAGATGCTGATGGGGATATAATTCGCAAAGGAGCATATAAGAAAACCATTGAAGAAAATGGATCAAGGGTTAAGTATTTATATCAACATAAAATGGATCAACCAATTGGAAAAATGGAGGAACTCTATGAGGATGAAAAGGGATTGGTATTTGTTGCTAGGTTAGCTGATACTACATTGGGGAGAGATGTTTATACATTGATGAAAGAGGGCATCATAACGGAAAATTCAGTTGGAATTTTACCGATCCAGAAAGAAAATAAAGAGGGAGCCAGAGAGATGTTAGAGGTTAAATTATTTGAAATCTCAGCTGTAACTTTGGCATCCAATGAGGAGGCAAAAATCCTGGATGTTAAATCAAATCAGATTATCCTGGATGATACTCTTAAACGATATGATCAGCTTTGTAAGGTGATCAGAAAAGGCAATATCTCAGATGAACTGGGATATGCCATTGAATCAGAGATCTTAAAATTAAAATCTTTGTTTGCACAAACTACTCAGCCAGCAGAAATTGTTACTGAGCCAGAAATAATAAAAGAAGTTAATAATGATGAGATCATAAATTATTTGTATAACAGAGTGAAAAACTCTAAAAATTAAAATTATCATGAATGAAGAATTAAAAAATTCGTTAGATAGTTTAGCTGGTGAAATAGATTCTAAAATTGAAACGAAATCTATGGAAGTAGTTGAAACTATTAAGGCTGATAATGCAAACAAAGTTCAAGAGGTAGAAACTAAAATTGAGGCCATGGCTAAAAGATTAGATGATGCTGAAATGATCAACAAAAAAGCATTTGAGGCTAAAGCTGAGGCTCCTATGAGCTTCAAATCTGCATTAGAAAAAGCTATTGAAGATGGTGGATTAGAATCATTCAAAAAGAATGGGAATGCAGAATTAATATTAAAAGCTGATATGAAAATCAGCTCAGATTTTACAGGAGATGTTATTCAGCCAACTCGTGTTGATGGTGTG